TCCATTGAGTGGCTCCTTGGCCGAGAGGATGGCGTTGAGTTCGGCGTGGATGGTGCGAAGCAGCTTGGTATCGCGATTTGCGATAGCATAGGGATTGTCCTCTATCCCACGGGGGAACCCGTTGAATCCCACAGAGCAAATGGTGCGGTCTGGTCGGACAATAACAGCACCGACTTTGGTCCCGAGATCCTTACTCCAGCTTGCAATTTCTTTAGTTAAGGCCAAAAATCTGGCCTGCCACTTCATTTCCATCATCTTCATCGTCTCCGTTTATTTGTTTAAGAATAGCGTTACCCATGACAACCTTCAACTTCTTATCGTACTCGTCCTTTGACCTCCACATCTTTACTTCGGATATAAGCATCGACAGGGACAAAAGCGGGGGTTCCCCATCATAAATAGCGTAATCTTTAAGGCATTCGTGGATGGCGGCAAGTTCCATGCATGAAGAACAGGTGGTATTACTCATAGAATAGCTTGATAAGTTTGTCTGGGGGGAACAGTGCTGTTTTAAGGGGGATGATTTTTTCGGGCATCCTTGTCCAGATGTAGGTTGTTTCATAGGTCTTCTTACACCACTTGCGATTCTTTAGGGTCCAGTGGTATCCTAGTATATAGGCATTGGCCATTTGGGCGTAGGTCTTCAGGTTTACTGGCAACTTGTTGCGAGCAATTTTCCTCACGCTCCTTCGTTCACAATCCCACTCCAGTTCAATGACGCTGCGGATGTGGTTTTCGATATGGTCTACCCGCTTGCCCTCTAACCAATGGTCGAGCTTTCTAAGGGCCTCCTCCTTGTGTTCGTGCCAAGTGGGTCTCTGCAATTGTTGGTCGAGGTGGCATGTCTCATGGACAAACACATCCACCCAAGTAGAGGGAGGGCGTTTGGTGGCAATCCGTAGTTCGCAATCATTGGCCCATCCTACAGAGGTGGCCTTGCCCGTAATCAAATACTTCTGCGGAACAAAGGTCAGCTTAAACTGACGGTAGCGCAGAATGGCTCTCCCGAGAAAATTGATGGTGGCTTGATCCATTGTGTGAGGCTACTCCTCACCATCTTCGACATCAATTTCTTTAATCTGTTCAAACAATCTGCGGATGGGGTTGTCTTGATAGCCAACGGTGTCTTCGGGGAAACTCATCAAGAATCCCGTATCATCGTATTTTATTTTAAGATCAGCATCAAATTCCCATTGTTCCATGGCGGAACAACTCTATCAGCGTCTCCTCTTGCCCGCGAGTTTTTTCTTGGTGAGTTTCGATTGTGACATCGCCTTCACGGTCATCTGGAATCGCTCCAGCATAGCGGAGGCAGTCAATGTGGTATTTGAAAATGAGATTGTCGGGGTCAATAAGTCGTTTTCTTCTTGCCGTAAGGCGGATATGAATGCGGCCTGTATCTTCTTTTTTGCCGTTGCCCTTTGCCAGTGGTTCATTGAGAACAGGGCGTTTAGGCTTGGGGTTACGGACGGGACTCTTACGATCAAGAAAGGCTCTTTGGATAACGTCAATTCTTTCATAGACTCCTTTTCTTACCTCCACATATCCTGCCGGAATAGCTGTTCCCATTGGCTATCCATTGTTCAACTTCTTATCCGCCCAAGCCTTAATGGCGCGGATAAAGTCTAGGCTGGGTTCCTGCACAATGGAGTCCAACCAGTCTTGGATGGTAACTGAGATCTCTTCAATGGACTCCTTGTAGTGGTCGCGCTCCCGTTCTACTCTCTCGGCATATAAGCCCCACTTTTCTTTTTCCTTTCGCGCTTCATCGAGTTCACGTTCCGCCTTCTCCAGCAGGGCTTCATAAATCCCGCTGGTAAGTGGGGGATTTACAGTCGTTTGTATGCAACCTACAGTCATGGTACTCATTTAATGATCCCTTCTTCACGGGCAGTGGCGTCGATCTGGCTCACATACTCCCTAGTGCAATTGAATTGCTCGGCAATAACGGTGAGGTTTATTTCGGGATTGGCCATGAGGTAGCCAAGAATCTTAAAGGATCTGCTCCCATTGGACAAACGCCTCTTGGTGGTTTTTTTCCGTTTGGCCCGAATCCCGCTCTTTCGCAATGCTGCCGCCATGGCAGGATAGTTGGCATTGTGCTTGTCGGCTAGTTCACCAATGGTGATTTCGGGATTTTGTTGAACTTCGGATGGCAGGATAGTTGTATCAATCATAGGATGTGTATTGACCAACAAACCTAACTCGCGTTCAATCTTCGTCAACCCTTCTTTTGGCGCGGTCTCCTTGGGGGTCGCGCTTTCTTTTTCTGCTCCCTGTGGAAAAGTTTGTGGCAGACCTTGCACAGGCAGATCAGGTCATCAAGGTGGTTTAGCTCGTCCCCCTTATGCTCGTAGGTGCGGTGGTGGGCTTGGAGTTCTAGGGGGCTATTACACACCCCGCACCTCCAGCCGTAGCGTTTCTTGACTAGTCGGCTTACGTCCTTCCAATAAGGAGTTTTCAAGTAGGCTCTGTAAGATTCTTTATCCACTAAATAATTTTACTCTCTTGTTGACACTCTGCAACACTGGCGTTACTCTGTGACGATCCTTGTATCTGGGTGCGGTTCCATTTTGTTGCGGCTGTCTTCCAGACTTCGCTTCGGAGCCGCACCCTCTTTCTTTTCTTGACTTAATTTTGAACGTATCGTAGCCTGCGATTGTCTGGAAGGACAGTCGTAAAGTGGACGAGACATACGCCACTAGAACCTGTGACGAGGTATGCAAGGGTAAAACCGCCGCACTCGCAGCCAGCCATCCGTCCCATCGCCTGAACACATTGCGGCATGGGAATCCAGAGGAACTCTGGTAAGCGCGAGGGATAATACCCTCGGAGGTTGATTGCGGTTGTTTGAAGGTCTAAGAGCGGCTTCGGAGCCTAGATCGCAGTCTGTGGAATAAAGCGGAGGACTCACCCAAGAGGAATGAGAATCCAAATTTGACTATGCCTTTGCCCCTGCGGGGGCGAGGTGTAGTCATTCGGCAGGATCTAGCCCATAGGAATTATTAATCCAATGGAGCGGCGTTTCGGGGTTCAAGCCAATAGAGCCGCTGATAACGGCGGGGCGACTGGCCCCAGCCCCGCCTAGTAACACAATCGCCATAACCCATAAAAAAACATTGAACAAACCCGCATCCATGGTGTCTATTAAACCATGACTAATGGTGGGATCATTGAGGGGCGGCTGGAGATATCTAGACGCAGCGACCTGAGTCCTACCACCTCTTTTGGGAGCGGGGCGACCCGTCATGCAAATGCGGAACCAGCAACGATTCGGGGGAATTGTCGTTGGTGCGCCACCCCGCTCCTAAATCTTTTTATGAAATACATACTACTAGCAGTAATCGGGGCCAGCGTAAGCTATGGCCAGCAGTTCAACGGAACCATTGTGGACTTGGACAGTGGACGCATCCAGACATTCCAAGGCCAAACAATTGACCGAGACCAAGACCATCGTGAGCGCATGGCGAACTATGATCGAATCTCTGCGGAGATGAGTGCCTCTATCGACGCCATGAGACAAGAAGGAGAGATGCGTAGGCAGACCTATGAGCTTCGCAAGCAGACCGAACTACTACGAAAGATTGCCAATGAGTAACTATCTCAACGTCAACATCCCCGTCTTCTTTGCCTTTTTGGATACGGGATTTTTGTACGATACTGAAGCCAACGTAGACAACGAAAGGATTGTGGTTGAGGTATTCAACTACACCTCCATCCCGCAACGCTGTGGACTATTCAGCGTGATGACCGAATACGGCAGCCAACACGCAAGAGTTCCAATCCATTACCTGCATACAGATGAAACCGGAGGAACGAGCTATCCCTTGGACTGGATACAGCTTTGGGATACCATGAGCTACTACTGCTCTTCGTGAATTATCGACTACTGCAAGAATCGTGCGGCGAATATCATGCTTAAAGACCGCACCCTGCACAAAGCCCAATACATGTTTACCTTGGACTGGTGCCTTGGACCACAGTATCAATCGGGCTACGGGGAACTGGCTGCTGGTCACAAGTGCGGCCATGTATTTAAGGGAGATGGGCAGTTCTTTATCCAACCCAACAACCGAGTCCTTTGGCTGGACGGCGGATCGTTTATCGCCAAGTCCTTTCCGGCAAAGCCCGACTGGAAGGTATTCAGTCAGGAGTTTAGTTGCGAGGATACAGGAAGCCGCTGGGTTAGTGAAAGCGACGAAGAGCTATGGTTCTACGAATTCAAAGAGCGTGGATAAGAATCGCACTACTTGTTACAAGTGGTTGTGTTTCCTATCCAAGGCCCTATCCTTGGAATTTTCCCGAAGCAAGGGAGTGGAATCAGCCCTTGGAGTTTAGCTGGGTCAATGCGGTGGACAACTACCGCAACCTAACCGCGCCTAAAGAGAAGATTTGGAATCCTCTTGTTCAGGACTATGAGCCTGACCTTGGGGAGAAACTTTATCGGGATCTTGAAGAGCATGAAATGTATCAATAATCCACCCTTGCTTACGGGCCTCAATTCCGTTCTCATGGACGGCATTGTGGCAGGATCGACAAAGCGCGGCAAAGTACTCCGTAAGGCACAGCCACTTACCGACCCTTCCGGCTTTGTGATGGATGTCTGTCGCCTTGGACTCCTTGCATCTCTGGCATATCGGGTGGAGAGCGAGGTAGGCATTGCGAACCTGTGTATACTCCTTGTACTCACGTTGGCGTTTGGTGGATGCATTCCGCAACCTGCTTTTACTTTTAAGTGGGGTTCGGCGTTTTAAAGGTGATTTTTTCATTGAACGAAATCCGGCATTTGCTGTCTATGTATCTATGTGGAAGAACTACAAAGAAGAGAAACCAGAGCGTGAGGGAATTTACCTCATCTGCTCTCCCAGCGCAAACCCTCCCTATCGGGATGCTGCCTATTTTTATCCAAACCATGGGTGGAGCAGGACCGCTCACATACTTGAGCCCATGATTGAGTATTGGATGGAGTATCCCCAATGCCCAAATTCAAAGTAGTCCTTACTGTAATCAATGAAGACTCCGTCACCCCATTCGTGGTTGGCCCACGATTCCGCAGAGGTTCCCCCCTCCCAATGGAAGCGATCCACCTTGAGCGTGGCGGCTATTTCTTCGACCCTGTGGCCGAAGTCGATATGGCCAGAGACTGCGCTGAATTTTTTACCAAATACGCCGCACAAGCGGAAACCAAAAAAAGAAAGAAATAAATAATATGACGTTCCTAGTATGCTACGGAGATGCTGTTGTGGAATTCCACAAGGGTTCCATGACCAAAGAAGACGCAACCTTGGAGGCCAACAAGTTGATCGGTCAGGGGCGCATCAACGTAAGGGTAAGAGCCGAAGACCCCCACCACCCATCTTGGCCCCTTAACTTTGATTTGCAGGAGGTTTAGATGAACATCGTCTTTGCCTACCATAGTGGAGACTGTGAGTTGGCCTTGGAAAGTGCCAAGGCTATTGTGGAGCAGGGTGTAAACATCCGCCACAAGGCCACAGTATGCTGCACTGAGGGAACCCCGCTACTTCCGCAAATTACGGAAGAGCTAAAGAAGGTATTCCCAGAGGTTGGTAAGATTATCGCTCAAGACGGATTCAATGGATGGCCCCTTGGTCCCAATCAAATGTTTGCGGATGCATCCTCCCATTGCTACCAATACGAAGACCCTTGGTACTTTTGGGAGCCGGATTGTGTCCCGATGGTTGAAGGCTGGGTTGACAGGCTGGAAGAAGAGTTCAACAAGAATACGGGCAAGATCATGGGATGCTTTATTGAGGGCGGGGTGGCTCCGAGTGGTAAGATTATGTATCAACTCATTGTCGGGAGTGCTGTTTATCCGTCAAAATTTCTCAATGGGTGCAGGATTGCGGCCAATCTTTACAACTACAACATCTACTTCAAGGACAAGGCCATTGCTCCCGAGCCTTGGGATGTGCGTTGCCGCTGGGAATTCCTTCAGTATGGACGAGACACGCCGCTGATCAGAGCCTACTGGAAGAGTTGCAACTACCAACTCAGGGGAGAGTCCATTGTCTTTTTTGCCGAAAACGCTGAAGCTCAAGATGTTCAGAATGTTACCTGCCCAGACCGCACCGTAAGCCCCAAGGCCGTTGTGGTCCATGGTTGCAAGGACGGGTCTCTTCACCGGATGATCTACGATAAATATGTCCCTCCTGTTTATGTGGAGATTGAACAACCGGAAGAAATCGTTGTCCAACCCCTACAATCGAAGGTCACCTTTGTGGCCAGCGAAAACAAAACCGAATCGGAAAAGTTTTTGGCCAGCCTGAGATCACTAGGTAAAACCTTGGGCAAGCCAAAGAAATCCCGAAAGAAAAAGAAACCACAATGCAAGCAGAACAAGTAATCTACGAACAGTCAGCAGAAACCGCCATCCTATCCTGTCTCTTCCACGGTGCGGTAGAAGACCAAAAGGAAATCATTTCAACAATTAGGGAAGACCACTTCTTTGTCCATGAACACAAGATCATCTTCAACTCTGTTTTAAGGACCATTGGTCGCGGCATCCATGCGGACTACATCAATATCAAGAACGAGCTTGAGGGCAACAAGCAGCTAGAAGAAGTTGGCGGGGATGATGTGTTGACGGAGATTGCCTCCTTCTGTCCCAACGCCCACAACTGGAAGCGTTACTATCCCAAGTTGGAAGAGGCTCGCTACCGTAGGAGTTTGGAATACCTAGCCTCCGACATGATATGCAAGGCGCGGGATCGGGATCTAAAGCTTGAGGAACTCAAGAACTGGTCAGAGACCAGTGTAATGAAGGCGGATTATATGATAGACAATACGGACCAGCTATCGATCAAGGGAGTTGTGGAGAGGGCCTTAGACAACATTGAGTCCACCATGAGGGGGGAGCCCAAGATCGGCATCCGCACAGGTCTGGTTCCGGTGGATGATCTTCTCATGTTTGGGATGCGTGGTGGAGACATGGTGGTTCTCGCCGCCAGACCAGCAGTTGGCAAGACCAGTGCTGCCATGCAGATTGCCGAACATGTGGCCTTGGACTTAAAGAAAAGGGTGCTGATGTTCTCGCTTGAGATGACCAGCGTTGCCCTAATGGAGAGAATGATTCGTAGCCGAGCCAGAGTCCGCGCTGCCGATATCCTCGCTCAGTCTATTACTCCGTATCAGAAACAATCACTAGGCAAGGCTTACGAGGAGGTTCGGGATTCCAACATCTTGTGCGATGACACCTCTGGTAAGTCTATGGGATACATCAAGTCCATTGCCCGTAGAGCCCACCAGAAAGAGCCGATTGACTTGATCATCATTGACTACCTCCAGCTTCTCAAGGGAGACAGTAAAAGGGCCAAAGATAACCGAGTCAATGAGGTCGAGGAGATCAGTGGTGGTATCAAGGAACTAGCCAAGACTCTGAAGGTGCCAGTTTTGGTTCTCGCTCAACTCAACCGCGACCCCGAAAAAAGAGGGGGAAGGCCAAGCCTTTCAGACCTCAAGGGATCTGGAGCTATTGAGCAGGACGCCGACATGGTGATGATTCTTCACTGCGATGAAGAGGACGCCAAGAGCCATACCCAAATCCCAACCGTGGAATTTATCGTGGCCAAGCACCGCGAGGGTCCCACGGGTATTGCCCCAATGAGTTTTAACAAGGCCGTTACCCGATTTGAGATTGCTTCCAACAATGGCTGGGGAAATCAAGACTAGCGTCTTGCTGCACACTCAGGGGAAGATGAACGCTCACGGCATTGTAGCACCCGCAAACTCCACAGGCGCTCAGTTGAAGATCAAAGCTGGTAGTTTTCGCGCCAGCAATTTGGGGGAGAAGCCCCGCAATACCCTTGCATCCCCAGCAACCGGAGGTGGGAATTTGCATAGGGCATTTCGCGCAGATCTCCGCCCTGCGCTCCGCTTCCTCTTGGGGCACTAGTTCAAACTTGTTGTCCTTGGCAAACTGATACATTGCCCTGACCCAACGAACAATAGCCCCGAATCCAAGGGTTTGTTTTGCTTTGGAGCAAGGGACACAATTGGGGTTACCCGCCATCCTTGAACAAAGGGCGTGTTCGATTTGCCGTGAAAGATCAGGTGGAGGAACTTTCCCGAGGCTAACTGTCAATTTGTTGCAGTTATCAACCATATCAGACCAATCACCGCCATCAACCCGTTGGTTCTCCCAAGTCACCCACCATCCACCCCAAGGGCCGTCTGTTTTTCGTGAGTAACAAAATTTAGGTTCCTCACTCATTGACTACTAGTTCCGCTTCAAAGGTTGTGTTGTTCGGAATTTTAATGGATTCCAACTTGGAGGCAATGTTGATCTGAATGGCGTTTTGTTGGTTGCTTCCATCTGAGAAGTTAATTGAGGCAGCTTCAGCCAATTGCTTGATGTTCCTCATCATGCCGAGAGCCTCCATGCCGTCAAGATCTTGGGCTGCGTCTGCGGCCTTGATTAGCACCTTGCCAGTAAGGAACTTGATCGACTTCTTCATGGCCTCAAGCGATGCCGTGATATCCGAGATTAGTGTGGGAACCCCGCTATCTTCCCAAGGGGCTGGGGCCGACTCGTTGACCAACCTTGCCCGACAGGCGTCCCAACGCTGGGCATCCTTCCAAAGGTCAATAGTTGAGTGGCTAACCCCGACCTCCAAAGCAACATCGCTAACTGATCTCCCAGAGCAGTACATGGCAAATGCCTTGATGCACTGAAGACGTTTATTTTTCTCCATCGTTTCCATTTTCTCAGGGGGAAGTGATAGGGTGGTGACATGTTCAACCTCCCAAGGATAGTGAAGCTCTTCATTTGGGGCGGCGTTCCAAAGTTCCTTGTGCTTGTCCCACTTCTCGCTGTGGATAAATCTCTTAACCACAGGAGGAGAGGTTACACCCAATGCTGCCATCACATCCGCCATCTTTCGTCCAGCGGCATAGAGCCTAAAGGCGTTTTGTTTTTTAATTCTATTTTCTGGAGTTGACCAATCTCGTTGCGCTGCCATGGGTTATAATGTAGAGTGAAATATCGTAAATGGCAATACCTGACGGCGCGATAGAAAAATATGGAAGGCTATGGACCCCTCGCAACGGGGCTGTTGTTACACCTCTCCGTATCGAAATGGACGCCTTTCTTTTGGGACTAACCCAAGAAGAAGGTGGGCTTGGCAAGGCGACCCACTACCGGAATATAGTGTCTACTATTTGGCCAACTTATGCATGGCACAAGTGGGCTGAGTTACGGGCACAGGCGTTCTGCAAGGTAAACATCGAAGAGGACACTCAGACAGGCAACAAATTTGTCCGAAGCGTTACTGGTCTAGCTGGCGGCACAGACTCTGGTAAGTCTTACGATATGGCCGCATTAGCACTGGTGAACTGGTTTGTCGACCCGCTCAACACGATGGTTATTGTGGTTTCGACCAGCAAGATCGACGCAAAGCAACGAATTTGGGCGGCACTGG